CCAGTTATTCGTATTCTAAAATGTGTAAAATGATTTCCAGGAGATTTACATGATTCCAAAGCCACCTACAAAGAAAAGCGGAGAGCTCACCGACGATGAACAATTTTTTATATTAGAAGCGAACCTACTTCCAAAACATAGAAGTGATCCCTCTATCCTTGGTTTTATAAATTCATTCGTTAGATGTAAAAATATTGCACAGGCTTCACAAGAGGCAGGGATACATAAAAGTTTAGGATACGAGTATCGCTATAGAAAAGACGTTGCTTTAACAATTGAAAGGCTTATAGATAAGTCGCTTATAAAGTACGGCTTTGATGCAGCTGAAGTAATGGAAAGAACCAAGGAGCTTGTAGACTTCGATCCTATCATGGTTCAAAATGCTGATGGTACATTTAAAAATAATTTCCATGACATTGAACCAGAAGCGAGAAGGAATATAAAGAAGTTGAAGGCGAGAAACATTTACTCTGAGGTTGAAGACATGAACGGAGTGAAGAAGAAGATTATTATAGGTGAAGTTATTGAGTATGAGTTTTATGATAAGTTAAAGGCGTTGGATCTTATAGGTAAAGAGAAGGACTTGTTTAAGACGACTACGAAGGTTGAGCATACTATAAGTAGTGATATGGCCTCCTTGTTATTAGATAGTGCTAAAAGAGGTCAGGAAGCGAGTAAGGGTTATAAGGTTATAGATGGTGAGGTTATTAATCGTGAATAACATTATAGAGTTTAAAAGTGACAAGACCTTGGATTTTTATGTTGATCAAATTAAACGAGTATTAGATGCTAAAGGAATTGTGATAGCGACTGTAAATGATGACGGTACGTTTGGGACGTTTATAGATAATGAGATAGTTGATATTGACTTATGTTATCTGATAGACTGTTTAAAAGAGCGACGACGACAAAGGAATGATGGATGAAGCACGTTGGTATTAGACCTAAAAAGATGCCTTTAGAATTGGATCCTGATAAAAAGCGTAAGACATATTATGAGAGGTTCGATGACGGTGGTTATCGGATATGGTATGAGAAGATGCTTACGAGTGGATGCAATAGAACGGTTAAGAAATGTAAGCGCGATGGAGAGTTGATATATTGTCCTGTGTGTGACGAGTGGTTTAATAAGGAACAGTTTAAATGAACGATGAGATAAAGTTATTCCAGAAGCTGATAAATGAGAACCGATACGACTTCTGTAAATTAGTCTACATTATATTTCCTTTCGGTGAACCAAATACTGATATGGAATTTATGCACCCTTATTCTTGGCAAATGGAAGAGTGGGCGAAGCTATCAAAACATTTAGCTAATCCTGAAACAAGATACGAGACATACAGACTGATCATATCATCAGGTAACGGTGCTGCTAAAACGGCTTTCGGTGCAATGACATTAGTAATGTTATTATACACTCAAAGACTAAAAGCGCGTGTTACTGCCAACACCGATCCACAGATGAAAACAATCGTATGGCCTGAGTATGATATATGGTTTAGGAAGGCCAGATTTGTTGATCATTTTTTTGAGAAGTTTGGTACGAGTATTAAAGCTAGGAATTTAAAATTAGCTGAGAGTTGGAGGATCGATACGGTCACATGGTCTGAACAATCACCTGCAAGTATTTCGGGATTACATAATAAAGGTGGTGCAGCTGTTTATGTATTTGAAGAAGCACCTGGTATTCCTTCAGTAATTTGGCAGTACGCTTCGGGAGCATTTACAGAGACTGAAACAATTAAACTTCACTTAGCGTTCGGTAACTCCGATGATCCTGAGAGTAAGTTTGAACAAAATATGGCTTCACCATTATGGAACAGTAGAAGGATAGATACGAGGACTTTAAAACATATCGATCCAAAGCAAGTTGAAGCATGGTTAATAGATGCAGGTGGTGACGAGGATAATGATGACTTTAGAGTTCGTGTAAGAGGTCTTCCTCGTAAATCGGCCAAGGATTCGATCATTAAAGTTGAGACTGTAGAAGCAGCCTTGGCAAGACGACATACTTTCGACATGGATAGTGTAGCAAATTTTCCAGTTATTTTATCTTGTGACCCTGCGTGGACAGGTGGAGATGAGACAACAATTTGGATGAAGCAAGGTCACTATCATTGTCTATTGGAGAAATATAAACTTAATAAGCAATCGGGTGAGACACATCAATTAACGTATAATAAGTTATGTTATTGGGAACGGAAATTTAAAGCAGATGCGGTTCACATTGACCAAGGAGAAGGTACAGGTATTTACACTCTTGCAATGAACGCAGAGAAATATCATTGGATACTTGTATCGTTTGCAGCAAGTCCGACTGACAATACTGATCCAGCGAAATCAGAGTATAAAAACTTAAGAGCGATGATGTACTATCATTTACAAAAAGCACTTATGCAATCAGCGGTTTTAGATGCGAAGGATCCGTCATGGATTGAAGCAATTAAAAAACAATTGTGTTGGACTAAAGGAGCTCGTCATAAAATCACTTATCAAAAATTAGCTGAACCTAAAGCAGACATTAAAGCGCGTGTTGGACAATCTCCCGACGTTGCCGATGGTGCGGTTCTTTTATATGCTTTTGAAGTGCAAGAGAAATTACCTGATAATGAAATAGGAGAGGATGGTGAACCGATAGGAGTCGGTCATGATTCATTAATAATGAAACGTCACGAAGTTGACTACGGAGCAGATCACGATGACTTATACAATTAAAAGAGAGAAAGAATTAACGAAAGAATTATTACAATTTATTTGCAATGAAGCCGATGGTTTAAATAAACTTTTCGGTGGTAAATATAATTGGATGAATATGGGTGTACATCAAATGTTGCAACAAGGAGTTTTCCTTGTAGGTTATAAAGATGGAGAAGTTAGAGGGATCCACATTTCGTTCTTGGTAAATCATCCACTAGATAAAAAATTAAAAGTTCTTCAGCAACAATTATTTTATGTAAAACCTGACTCAGGTAGAATGGCTTTTCACCTATTTAACAATTTTATTGACATTGGAAAGTCTGAAGCTGATCATATAATCACCATGTTGACAAGACACACCAATATAAAAAGTGAAACTTTAATCAACAAAGGTTTTGAAGAAATTCAAGTCACCTATCGTTTGGAGTCAAGAAAATGAGTGGAGCTGTAGAAAACGAAATCGATAATTTTATAAATAATCCTATAGATGGTACTATAAATCTAGTAGCGAACGCTTCTACAGGTGGTCTTCTAGGATACGAGAAGGGCGGTTTTAAAGCAGGTGTTACAGGTCAACCTATAATGGAAGGAACCAAGGAAATAACAGGTGCTAAGGCAGCTGAAGAAGCTAACAAGATGGCGCGTGAACAATTCGATAAGAGTGTTGTTGATGCAAATACAGACAGACAAAACGCTATTAAACAAAAGCAAAACAATCAAATAAATGCTTCTTTAAATGCAGGTCAAGCAAGATCTACAGCAAATAAAAAAACAAATACAACGAAGCCACTAGGTGACGTAACGGACTTTTTAGGTATATGAAAAATACAACTAAACAACATTGTGAATTTCTCAGACACCAGGCCAAGCAAAAATTTGATAAGGTTCGAGGAACGTGGTGTGATCTTTTACGTTGGGGTATGCCTTACAAAGCCAGTTGGATTTTAAGTCAAACACCAGGTGAGAGAAAGAACCAACATATAGTGGATCCAACACACGTTTTAGCATTGCGATCATGTGTTGCAGGTTTCTTAGAAGGTAACACTTCTTCTTCTCGTCCTTGGGCAAGAATAGGAACTAGAGATCAAGAACGAAATGATAAATATAACAACAAGGCATGGTTGCAACATTTTACTAATAGAGTAATGGCCTATTTGTCGTCGAGCAATTTTTACAATGCCGCAGGGATTTTTTATTATGATTACCATGTTGTAAATACAGGTGCTCATTATTTTGAAGAATTAGAAAATGGTTTTCATGTTCATACATTAATCCCAGGATCGTACTATGTTTTAAATGATTCAAGAGGAACGGCTGTAGTTTTAGTTCGTGAATTTTGTCTCAATGTAAAAGCTGTTGTCGATACTTACGGAATTAAAAATAAAGATGGTAAAGCAGATTGGTCAAACATTTCTCCTAACGTCAAAAAGATGTACGATGACGGAAATTACGGTGAGATGATTGATGTTGTTCATATCGTTTATGAGAACCCAGAGTACGATTATAAAAATCCTGAGAATCCTTTCAACAGAAAATGGTTAGAATTAACTTATGAAGTTGGTACAGGAAACAAAACAGGATCTTCTTCTTACGGTGAAGGAAACGGTTTTTCAGAACCGATGACTGATAAAGGTAAGGATCTTTTCTTAAAGAGACACACATCTAAAAGAAAACCTTTCGTTGTAGGTAAATCTACAGAAGAATTTGAGTACGGTGAAAAAGGGCCTATGATTGATTCTCTTGGACTTGTAAAATCGCTTAACAAAAAAGCAATCGGAAAAGACCAAGCATTAGAACAAATTTTATCACCTGCTTTACAAGGCCCTGCATCTTTAAGAAAAAGTTATATTAGTCACGCACCTAATACTTTTGTTCCACTTGATGCTAGATCAATGGGAGCAAAACAAAAATTAGAACCAATTTTTCAAATCAATCCTGCAATCGGTACATTGTTACAAGATGTAGGTGACATGAGACAAATGGTTGATAAAATTTTCTATGCTGACTTCCTTTTATATTTATCAAGAAATCCTAAGACGAGAACAGCGGCTGAAACAAATGCTATCGTTGAAGAACAACAAAGAATTATTGGGCCTAATTTACAGTCTTTAAATACGACTTATAACAATCCTGTACTCGAGTGGGTAATGGATTATGTTTTATTTGAGGATCCGTATTTAGAACCTGCACCTGAAGAATTACAAGGGCAATCTTTAAAACCAGAATACATTTCAGTTTTTGCACAAGCGCAAAGAGCAGCTGATCTACCTTCGATTGATAGATATGTTGCGATGATTGGACAGGTTGGACAAATTGATCCTAGAATTTTACAAAAAATAAATACTGATAAGCTTGCTGACTTATATGAAGATCGTTTATACTTACCTTCAGGATTAAATAACCCACAAGATAAAGTTGAAGCGATGAGAGAACAAGCTCAAATGGATATGAAACGTCAACAGGCATTACAGGAAACTTTACCTGCGGTGGCAGGGGCGATGAAAGACATGAAGGCTGCACAAGCAGAATAAAATGAATGAAAAGTCACTTGCTTTACAGAAAGAGAGAGAAAGAAAAGAAGCACTTGAGCACAGAGACGTTCTCTTGGCCATTGCTTCGATATTAAAAACAAAAGAAGGAATACAATTATTTTCTTATTTGTTTAAAAATTTTGATGTCACTAGCTTGCCTGAGAGAGGTATGCAAGGTGAAGAACTTAATGAATATCTAGGATTTTTAAGAGCAGGAAACTCGATATATAAACTAGCGTGTGAAGCAGATTCAGAAACCGCAGCTTCACTGATTGCAAAATTGGAGAGACAGAGATATGCAGACATCTACGAGCAACACAGAATCGACAACGGATATTACCAAGATGCCGATTCCGACACCTAACGTACAAACCACACCAGAAGTTGATGACTCTGGTTTAGATGAATTTGGGTATAAGAAAAATGATGAACCGACAAAAAAACCTGAAGAAAATAAAACAAAAGAACCTGAAGCAGATAAGGAAGTTGAAAAACCTGCTACAGGGTACGGAAAAGAAGACGCAATCCCTGAACCAGAAAAAAAAGAAGAAGTAAAAGAACCGACGACTGAAGAGGAAAAATCGAAAGCTGAATTAGTTGAAGCTTTAAAAGATTTACCTGAAAATATTGATAAAGAGAAAGTGACTAAGTTTGCTTTAGACAATAAGCTGACAAAAGAACAATTAATTGCTTATAAAAATTTTGTAACAGAAGACTCAAAACAGTCTGAAGTAAAGCAAAAAGAAGCAATTAAAGCACAAAGAAGTGAATGGAAGAAAGAATTATCTTCAGATCCTGACTTCGGTGGTGAAAATTTTGATAAAAATGTTGACCGAGTTGAAAAGGTATTAGAAAATTATATGCCTAATATGAAAAAAGTATTGACAGAACGTGGTAGTATGTTGCCTCCTTATGTTATGAGGGACTTTCTAGCATTGTCTAAGATCTTAAACCCAACAACGACCTTGGTGAGTGGAGATCCGATACAAACAGAAACGACCGATAAAAATTTTCTCGATGATATGTACTCATAAACTTTTTTGGAGGATGAAATATGGCAGCTAAAGGCTCAACACTTGTTACTCTTGCAGATGTAGCAAAATCAAAAGACAAAGAAATTGGAAAAGTCGCAGAGGTACTTGTTCAGCACAATGCTATGTTGAATGACATTCCTTATATGGAAATGAATGAAGGAACAATTCATAAAGAAGACATTCGTTCAGCATTACCAGAAGTTTACTACCGTAAAGCTAACCAACCAATCCCTGCTTCAAAATCAACAATTGAAGAAAGATCTTTCACAGCTACTCACTTTGAGTCGAAATCTCAAATTGATAAAGCGGTTGCTGAAAGAGGTGGAAAAGATCGCGTTGCTTACAACAGATGGAACCAAGCTCAAGGACATTTACAAGCTCACGCTATCGAAGCAGCAAGCTTGATGTTATACGGTTCACCAATATCTTCAAATAGAAAAACAGCTGGTTTCTTTGATATTTTCTCTACTGTTTCAGCAACAGAAGCGACATCAAAACAAATCATCGATGCAGGTGGAACAGGATCTGACAACACTTCAATCTTAAAAGTTCATTGGGGTGAGAGATCAGTTTTCGGTGTTTATCCAAAAGAAACAAAATCAGGTCTAACAAGAACTGATTACTCAGCAGGTGGAAAACTTGTTAAGATTCCTGGAATCGATGAGCAAGGTAACGTTGGTGATTTCTGGGGTTACGAAGAAGAATTTTGCACAGATCATGGTTTAGTTGTAAAAGATTACCGTCAAGTTGCTTGTGTTCGTAATATTGACGTTTCAAATTTAGTATCAGGTGTTGGAGCTGCGGATCTAATCGATCTTATGATCTCAGCTGACTACAAAATTGATTCTCAAGAAAACGGTCAAGGTGTTTGGTATGTAAACAGAACTTTAGAAGCTCATTTACATAAACAAGCTTTAACAAAAGTTGGTGCAGGTGCAGGTTTAACTTTTGATAATTACCAAGGTAAAAAAGTTCTTATGTTCTTAGGTTGTCCAGTAAGAAGAATGGATGCTCTATTAACATCTGAAGGAAGAGTAGTTTAATAAAATTTAAGGGATCGAAAGATCCCTTTTTCAAATTTAATAATTTTCGGAGGGATATAATATGAGATTCGATATTGAAAATCAAATGTCAGTAGAGCAAGCTTTCACAGGCGCAGCTACTGTTTCAACTCACTCTTACAAAAAACAAACAGCTGCTCAAGACCTTTCAATCGGTCGTAGAATGGCTTTATTAGTTTTACCAGTTGTAGATGCAGGTGCAGGTTCAACTCACACTCTTCAAGCTATCCAAGCTGACGATGCGGCCCTTACTTCAAACGTTGAAGTTTTAAGCCAAGTAACAGTTTTAGCAGCTGACCTTATTAAAGGAAAAGAAATTGAAATTCCAATTCCTCAAGGTGTAATGGATAAGCAATTCCTTGGTTTCCGTAACAGCTCAACAGGTGGTACGACGACTGTAACTCTTGACGTTTATCTTGTTCCTCAAGATGAAATCGCTCAATACAAATCATTTCCTAAAATAAATGATGCACAAGTATAAGAGTTAATTTATGAATAAAAAAATACCATCTATGCCAGGTATAAATCAAGTTTCAAGTGACGATGTTAATACTGCTTTATCATCGATCTCTCCTACTCCTGAGGTATCGAAAGATGCCCCAGGTTTAGCAGAAGAACTGGTTGTACCTGAACATAAAGTAATGTTTAATAATGTTGATGATAAAAACGAATCAATAATTGCGACACCTAAAATATCTAAAGAAGGTATTAAAGTTGTAGCTCTTAGAAAAGGGTTTTATAATCAAGAAAGAATTAAAGAAAATCAAGAATTTCTAGTAAAAAACTTTAGCGATTTAGGTGAATGGATGAAATGTGTTGATCCAGACTTAGAAAGAAAAAGAATGTTAGAAATGAAAAGTAAAAAGGCGAAATAAAAACCTTCGTCTTTAAAAAAGAACGAGGTTAAAATGTCTTTTACTAAAACAAAATCATATAATTTAGCATTATCAGCTTTATTATTATCACGACAAGTTTCAAACGCAGACACAGATACGTCTAATGAAGTGAGAGTTTTAAACCAATTTTGGGAAGACGCTCTCACTTCTACTTTACAAGAAATGGATCTTGATTCTTTATCGGAGTCAATCACACTTGAACTTGTTGAAGAGTTAGATGAAGGGCCTTGGAAATATGTTTACAAATATCCAACTCGTTGTGCATTTCTAAGAAGAATAAAATCTTGTGCTGTTCTCGATACAAACAGAACACACATATCAAAACAAACAGGATTATATCAAGGTCAGAAAGTCATTTTCACAAATGAGTACGCAGCCGTTGGAGAATGTATTCCTAATGATGTTTCCTTGGACGTTTTAAGCTCACCTGCTGGAATGGCAGTATCTTATAGACTTGCATTTTATTCTGCACCTCTAATCGTCGGAAAAGGGGCTAAAGCTTTAAGAGAAGAAGTTTACCAAAGATTTTTATTATCAATCGGTGAAGCTCAAGAATTAGATAAACTTGAAAATTTTAACTATGATCCTGTTCACATGAGATCAGAGTTTGTAGCTGCAAGGTTAGAATAGTATGGCATTAAAACCGCAATTAAGTTTTTCAACAGGTGAATTGGATCCGTTGTTGCACGATAGAGTAACACTTGAAAGATTTCAAAATAGTTTAGCGACAGCAAGAAATGTAATGATCGGAAAAAGCGGAACAGTTATGTCACGTTTTGGAAGATTCCATTTTAGAAAATCAAAATATGATAATGCACCTATAAAGGTTTACTCTCCACCAAATAGTTCATTGCTATTAGAGTTCGGTTATGATCCTTCTTCTCCTACAGATACTTATGTTGATTTGTATGATTTCACAGGAACACTTTTACATTCGTTTGATGGAACGATAGGTTCAGGAGGAAATCCTGTTTTTAGAGCTGAAGATTTAGAAAGTTTACATTTTGAAACAAGTAAAGATGTAGTCTATGTTTTCGGTGGATATAATGTTTCTGGTTCGAGATACGAAATAACAAAGGTTCCTTTAAAAGTAAACGATCTTGGTAATTGGGAATTACAGTATAGTAGTTCACTTCTTTTACCTAGTACCATAGTGGCAAACTCTTTTGTCGGTGTTGTTGGTGGTACAGGTTACGATATAGAATACGCTTGGACAGCCGTATATGAAGGTCAAGAGACTGAAGAAAAAATATTAAACGCTACTCCTGTATTTAAAAAACCTATTAACGTGGGTGAAATGAATACAATGACTATAAATGTTGGAAGCGATATAACCGCAATAGAGTCCTTTAATGAAATAAGAATTTATCAAAGACCAAAAGAAGGATCCGCTTTTGGGTTCGTTGGTAGAACGACAAATATTTATGTTGATGGAGCTGTACTAAAAGCTGTGTATAAAGACATCGGTGCAGATCCTGATTTTTACAATGGATTACAAACTTTAATTTCTCAAGAAGGATTATCTGATCTTGAAACCGTTGGTCAAAATTCAATTAAGACAGGAACTGTTTACCAACAAAGACTTCTTCTTGCTAATTTTCAAAACGCTAATGTTGAAGCAATCTTAGCTTCTCGTCCTGGTTATCAGAATAACTTTTATAGAGACTTCCCTTACTCAGCAAATTCAGCTTTAAATTTTAAAGCAGGAACAAGTGGAAAAGCTGAAGTAATAAGAATGATTGAGTATAATGGTTTAGTAGTTTTTACTACAGTTGGTGTTTTTGTTTCAACAGGAATATTAAGTCCTGATAATTTAACTTTAGAAAAAAGAGGTAATTGGATTATCGATGACTCTGTTCCACCGTTGATTATCCCAGGTGGATTATTTTTTGTTGATAAAAGAACAGGTGCAATTAAACAACTTATTTATTCACAAGAAATTTCTACATATGATTCAATAGATCAGTCTATTTTTAGTGCTCATTTATTTAAAGAAAGAACAATTAAATCTTGGGCTTTTCAAGATGGTGTTGCTCCAATGGTTATAGTTTCATTTTCAGATGGAACATTTGCGACATTCACTTATAGTTATGAACATCAGATGAGAGCTTGGACGAGAAGTGATTCTGCTTATTCTGTTGAGCAAGTGGCAAGTACAGAAATCGCAGATACCACTATTTTTGTTACCAATAAAAATGGTAATCGTTATATAGAAATGACAGTACCAAGATATATTTTACCTTCTGTGTATGTTGAAAATCCTGAAGCAGGTTTAACAGCATACTCCGCTTTCATGGATGGATTAAAAGTCAAAGTTGATTTACTTAACGACGATCTCATTGGTGTTGACGAGTTAGATATAACTCCTGTTGTCTCAGGTGATTGGGAAGGTAACTTAACTTTGACTTGCGGAACATCTGGAATTTTTACAGCAATTGGAGATGGTCAAGTTGGAACAATCTTTAGATTCTTTAATCCTAAAGACAAATCAAAATTAGATTTAACAGTTGTTAGTAGAACAGACGACGATACTGTTGTTGTTTCTCCTAGTGAAGAATTTCCTTCAGACTATGCAAACGATATTAGACTTTATAGAACGTTTTTAACTGTAGACGGTCTTCAGCATTTAGAAGGTGAGATAGTCTCTGTAATGGTTGACGGTGACGTTGTTAGTTCACCTTTTAATGACAACTCAGAAGATACCCTTAGTGCTATCATTGTTTCAGGTGGTGACATAGATTTACCTGAACGTGCGGCCATTGCAATTGTTGGACGACCTATTGTAGCAGATATTAAAACTTTAAATGTTAGTACAGCTGAACAATCTCCTACAATGATTGAATCATTAAACATCAACAAACTTTACGTTAGAGTAAAAGATTCGAGAGGATTGTTTGTTGATAATAAATTCCCTGAAGAAAACGATAATGAAGTTGATGGGACAAGTGTTGAAGGGATGCAATCCTTGGATACTTACTATGTTCCTAGCAACACATCTATAATTGGAAATAGAAGTAAACCTGGAACATCTAAAAGAATTGAAGTTATAATCCCAGGCGAATGGGAAAACAACGGACAGATGGCTTTACGTCAAGTGGATCCGTTACATTTTGAAATTCTTTCTATCGTGGCAGATATTGAAATATTGCCAAGGAGTAATAGATAATGGCAGCTCAACTAGCTTTATATGGTGGCCTAGCAGCTCTTCAATTAGCAGGTAGCTACTTTGCTTCACAGAACATTAAAGAGACAGCAAAATTAAATCAGGACATTGCAGACATGAACGCTCAGTTTGCAGAACTAGATGCTTACGATGCACTTGTTGAAGGTGAGACAGAACAAGCTCGCTATCAATCTGTAATAGAAGATACGCTTGCTCAACAACAATTAATTCAAACTGCTCAAGACATTGACGTTAACTACGGAACTGCAAGTGCTGTTCAAAGTGAAACAAAATTTGTATCTGAGATGAACTTAATGGAAATCGAAAAACAAGCACAAGAAAAAGCACTAGGGTTTAAATCACAAGCAAGACAATTTAAACAGTCGGGTGTTATTCAAAGAGCTGAAGCCGATGCTAAAGCGGCAAGTGTTATGTTCAGCGGAGCGATGGGTGCAGCTGAGAAAGGGTTAACAGGATATAAAGCCGCAGGTAAACCCGATCTTTGGACGAAAGAAAGTTAGGAGAATTTTATGGCCATTACAGTACCTAGACTACAAAAACTAAATACTTCATCTGAAATTCCTTCTAACGAACGAATCAAAATGAATGTTGAAAATAATGCTTCTAATATTTTGAATACTACAAACGCTGTTTCAAATTTAGCAGAAAAAGGAATCGATCTTTATACTGAATTTGAAAATGATAAAATCACTCAACTAAGTTATGAAGTTGAGAAAGAATACAGTGATTGGAATGGTGAAAAATTAGCTAAACTAAAAGCTCACCAAGGAGATCCGACAGAATTATACGCACAGTATGAACAAGAAGCTGAACAAAAATATAATGAAATTTTAAATAAAAGACCTGATCTAAATACCAGAGTTAAATCAGGTGTAAAATCTGCACTAGATAAAACAGCAAACACTCAAAGAATACAAGTCTTAAAACAAAGAGGAGCACAGCAAGAAGTATATGAAAATAATACTTACGAATCAGCTGTAAAACTTAAGAAGAATAATCTTGGTGTATCTGCAAGTTATATCAAAGCAGACGATCCAGGTTCATTTTATCCGTTTGAAGAAAACATTGCAGACATAAAAACTACAATAGCTAAAAGAGCAATAGATAAAGGTTTAGGAACTGTAGTACCTGAAAACAGTGAAGAAAGAGGTGATCATGTTTACCGCGATTTAGACGGTAAAATGGTTAAGGTTAAGTTAAATGACATTGCAAAAGTTAGAGTAGCTAAAGAGCTTAGTGAAGGTGTAGGAACGTCTATTACCTCTATGATCAATAGTGGATACACTCAAGAAGCACAAGCGGCTTTTGAAAGATATAAACCTTATCTCGATACTAAAACAAAAGGTTCAATTGAATCAAAGTTTAAGACCACAGGGTTAAAGTCTACAGCTTACGATGAGATGTCTAAGATTGAAGGGAAGTCTGAAAGCGAACAGATGCAATACATCGAATCGGTAAAAGATCCTGAGATTAAATCAGAACTTTTAAAGATTAAAGATACTAATGATCGTCGTAGACAAAATATTAGAGAGCGTAGAGAGAAAGTAAACTATGAAGCTCTAGCAGGTAAAGTTCTTAATAGAATGAATAGTGAAGCACCTTACAATGGATTAGCTGAACTTGAAGAGGATCCAACATATAAAGCGGTTTTTGATAGATTAGATGCGAAAAGTAAAAAGTCTATTATCGAAATGGTTAATGCTCCTAAAGAAACAAACTCTAAATCTGAAGTAAAAATTCAGGATCTTTTCTTTGGTAACGATGCAGATAATTCTATCGAAGAAATTTCACCTGAACAGTTTGCTCAATACACGACAGGTTTGAGTAGATCAGATAAAAAGAAATATACAAATATGTATAACAGAATGAGAACACAAACTTCTTCTGAAGAACGATCAACTTATAAGCGAGCAGGAAATATGTTGAGAGATCAACTATTAATTGATGAGCATATTGAAAAAGATAAGTTCGGTAAAATAAGCGGTGACGATGAAATAACTCTCCTTAAAGCGCAAAATAAATTGATAGATCATTTAGATAAACAAGGTGTAATGGATGAGAAATCATTGAAAGACTTTGTGAAAAATTTTAGTGCAGCTGAGATTAAAGGAAAGGTTTTTAGTCCAGAACCGAAAGCAGTATTTAGCGGATCAGCAAAACCAAGGGTGACATCTAATGTTTCTACAGCTCCTAGTAAGACTAAAGAGCTTGTAATTTCTCCTAAAGATTTGATAGCCTATAAGAAACAATTTAGAGAACTTAATGGTTATTTTCCGACAACAAAAGATGTAAAATTTAAAACATTCTTAGAGAAAAATAGATAGGAATTTATGGAAATAAAAGTAGAGAGCGATGAAGTAAAGAACGATAAGTTTTTAAATAAAGCAATAAATTTATCAACTACTCCACCTGAAGAAGCGGCTAAAAATATTGATCGGTCAAAACTGTTTGATCTATCTCCTGATTCATATAAAGATTTAAAAACTGAATTGGATCCTGAAGCAGAGTCGATTGAAAGATTACCTGCTCAAGTTCAACCTGTGACTCAACAGTATGTTAAGCAATCTGAACAACACGCTTCATTAGCTAAAGATGATTTAAAGAATATGAATGCTTTTGAAAAAAGAGCGAAGTATTATAAAGAGCAGATCTTGGAGCTTCCCGATCTAAACAGACAGATCAACGAACTAACAAATAAAAAAATTACAGATGGTTCTTTAAGTGAAGGTGAAGAAGAACAACTTAGAGACTTAAATTTAACTGTTCAAGATATTTCAAAATCTTCAAATGATATTCCAGGAATAGGAGACACAGAGAAATTTGGTGTAGAAGTTGTTTCTGCGGCAGGTGACTTTATTCGCTCGTATTGGGAAAACAAAGAAGTATTGGCCGCAGGTATCGGTGGTGGTACAGCTGTTGGTGCTTTAGCAGGGACTTTTGTTTTACCTGCTCTTGGTACCGCCGCAGGTGCTACGGCAGGTTTTACACAATCGGTAGTGGCAACGTCTAGTTTGATTGGTTTCCTTGATGGATACACTCAAATGAGAGGTTCAGTTTATAATGAACTATCACAAGCTACAAACGATAAAGGCGAACCTTTAAATATTCCTCACGAGAGAATGGCTTTAGTATCTCAAGGTGTAGGTATCATTTCAGGTATTGCATCGGGTGTTGCAGGTAAAGTTCTATCGTCAAACAATCCTTTCTTAAAGAGATTTGCGTCACCTAAGTTAGCTTCAAAACTGATCGTAGGCAACGCTGCTACATTAGCAAAAATGGAAGTGCTAGGAGGGATTGCAAAATCTGTAATGGCAGAAGGTGGAGAAGAAGGTCTATCAGAATTTGTAAAAATTATCGGTACTAACTTTGCCAAGATGGATGAATCTGAAGCTAGTTTTATGAACGCACTTGATTCTGCATTGGAATCAGATTCTTTAAAACAAATTGCTAGTTCGTTTGCTGTAGGTGGTGCAACAGGTGGATTAATTCAATCTGTATCAAGTGCTCCTGGTTATGCAGGAATGAAAAAGAGATTTGAAGAAGTTCAAACTGTTTCAAAGAAAAGAGCTGAAGTCCTTCAAGCACAAAATAATTTTGTAGAACTTGCTAATGATATTAAAGAAACTAAGATGCAAAAATTAGCACCTCAAGAAATGAGTGCTTTTACTAAAGGTGTTTTCTCAACTTTAGGTATTGATGAAAGTGTATGGTTTACTTTAGATAATCTAAGAGAGTTTGCTGATACTCCTGAAAAAGGTGAGGCTGTTAGAAAAGTGGTAGATCCTAATGGTGAGCTTACTAAGATGGCCCAGAAGCTTAATACACCTGTTGAAATTAACAAGGCTGACTTAGTTCAAATTATAACTGACTTTCCTGAACTAACAGATTATATGCGATTAACTCCTGAAGGTGAGAACCCTTTAGAAGCTAAAAACAATGCTAGAAATTTTGTAGAAAAATTAACAACGGCTGCATCTAAGCGCGAAGAGATCCTTGCTTCCCTTGGTGTTGACCAAGAAATAACTCCTGAAATTCAAGCGCAATTAGATGAAGTCTCAAAGATTGCAGAAGACGATAGTGTTTATAGTAATCGTAACGACTACATCGAAAGTCAATCGTTTGTAGAGATGGAAGGTATTCTTTCAAAAGAAGAAGCTGAAACATTCAATACAACTTTACTAGGTGCTAAATTAGAAGTCGCAGATATTTTAAAAGAAGAAGTTGACGGAAAGTTTCAAGCAATAGAAAACAGAATTTTCAGAGATGTTGATGCTAAAGATATTCAACACGATATTAAGAGATTGGATAGTGAGTTTAAAGTTTTAGAAAGATTCAACGATAGAAGCGTAAATGCTGTGACCGTAGAACATAAGCAAAAAGGTTTTAGTCCTAATGCTATTGATCCTAAGTCACTACCTGAAGACTTAAAAGAGATTTATTACCGTCCAGGCCCTAAAAGAGATAAGCTACAAAAGAGAAAAGTATTTGTCGAAGGTGGAATTAGTGTAGAAGAATCAGCCGCTTTAAACGGTGTTGAATCTGGTGCAGAACTTCTCCGTATCTTGGCAGACACACCATCTCGAAACGAAGTTAGAACTTTAAGAGAACAAAGAAAAATTGAATTAAGAAACAGAATTAATCAAACAATTAAACCTGCTAAATTAAGATCAAGAGACGATGCTTTCTCAAACATTACAAAAATTCGTATTAAAGAAATGGAGTACATGAGAACTAAAGAATGGCCTACGACAAAACGTGGGATCATTAAAATAGCAAACAAGCTTCCAACGATTGAAGGTTTAAATACTCAAGCAAAAGAAACTATCAATAGTTTAAAAATAAGAGAGTTAAACCCTAACAGATTTAAACAAGGTGAAACTGCTACACAAAAGGCAGCTCTTAAAAACTTTTTAAATGCAGAGTTTGAACAAGCTTATGAAAACAAACAAAAATCTGCTCTAAATAATGAGCTAAGAAAAGAAGCTTTAAACGCTAGAGACAAGATACAAAAAGCTGAAAACTTTTGGAAGAAAGTTAATAAACCGAACATTCAGCAAGAACTAAAAGATGCAGGAATGTCAGACGTAATGAATGATTTCTTATCTGTCTATAAACTTGATGGAGCTGTTAAGAACGAAAAAGAAAAACAAGCTTTTAATTCTTGGGTTACAACACAAGTTAAAAACGGTAACTACACTCCTGTAATTCCTGATCGTTTAGATAGTACACAAGTTTCATATAAAGATTTAACTGTTGAACAATACCAAGCTATCACTGAGATGGGTGAGTATATGGTTCATCAAGCTAAGTTAAAAAATAAATTATTAAAGCTTCAAGAAAATAGAGCTGAATTAAGAACAGCTGAAGCGGTTGCTACTGAAATCGAAGAGAAAACTAAAGCTAACGTAAACTTTGATGAAAAGCGAGCAGAGAGAAAAAGTGAAAGATATTCTTCAAAACTTGAAAATATTAAGAACGGTTTAAAAACCTCTGCTTCAGTAGTATCAAGTATTAAAACTATTGTTTCAGAGTTAGATGAATATAAGATGGGTGGATACTTTCACGAGTTAATTGGGAAGCCTATCAAAGAAGCTAGAACAGCAAAACGTCAAGAGATGTTTAATATTGAATCTAATGATAAAAAACTTATTGAAACTTTTTACGGTATAGATAATTTCAAAAAGATGTTCAATGAATTTAGAACGATTAAAGAGTTTGACAATATTCCTACTCTTGGTGACGGTGAAGGAGCTATTAGAAAGGTAGATCTTCTAGTCCTTCAAGCATATATGGGAGATCCTGAAGGTCGTAAAGCAGTAGAGAATTTTACTACAAGAGACGGTAGACGTTTAACTGTTGAAGAAGTTCAAACAGTTTTAAATAGAGAATTAGATTCTAACGATGCAGCTTTTGTTCAAAACTTTTTAGTTGATAGATTCAAACAATTCGAGCAAAGAAGTTTCGATCTTCATAAGAGAACTACAGGTGTTGAACCAGAAATGGTAAAAGGTATTCCTGTTATTCATAAAGATAAAGTTCTTCCTGGTGGTTATTATCCTATAAAAAGACAGATGTTAACCGACGAAGCCAAGGCAGCTAAATTTTTTGATTCACTTAAAGAAGAAGGATCCAACCTTTTCGGTGAAGAAGAATCTGTATTCTTTGCTAGAATGAGAAGTGCGGAAATGACTCAACAAGGTCGTTTAAAAGAACGTACAGGTAGTGATCGTCCTTTAGATATTACATTTGAAAACGTTTTCGATTTTACTGAAGAAGCTATTCACGACTTAAACTTTAGAGAAGTTGGTATAGATGCTTTAAAGGTTTTAAAGAATCCTATCAATGTAACAAATATGAAAGCTGTTGTTGGGCCTAAAAAGTTTACGTCTCTATTAAACGGTGTAAAAGATGTTGTAAGTAAAACGACAGAAAGAGAATCTGTACTATTCGCTGAAGAACAAGGGTGGATTAATAAACTTATCCAAGGTGCTCATTCTTTACACGCAGTAAAAGCTATCGGTTTAAATCTAACTTCAGCTGCTATTCAGGCTGACTCTCTTACAAACTTACTTCAACGTGTAGGCCCTAAAACAGGTTTATACTTAATGAAGAGTGCAGGAAAGATTGCAGCTAACTTAAATAATTATAGTGCTTATGTAAAATTAGCAGAGTCAATTAACCCTGACATTAAGTTTGAAAAAGATGGTATCGATAATGCAATTGTAAAACAATCTTATGATTTTATACCGTCAAGTTTATCTTTTTTCAAAAAGAATAAAACTGCATCTTCACAATCAATTGCTAGGATTAGAGATCTGCAAAGAAAAGCTATCGATGCTTCCTTCTCCTTGGTTCGTGAATCAGATCGTTTTAATAAAGTATTAACGACAATGGCATTGAGTGAACAGTTTTTAAACGGTGACATTGACGGATTTTCAAAAGAGAAAGTAGATGCAATGTCTGAACAAGAAAGAGCTGAAACAATGAGAAAAATTGTTCAACAGTCAATCGATCTTTCATTAACTGCTAGTGCTCCTGAAGACCGTACAGCACTTGAAAAAAATAAAGTAGCTTCTATCTTTGTTAGATACTGGACAGATAGAAGAAGCAGATTAAACACTACACTTGCTCAAATCGATAAAGTTAGAGGTAATATAAAGCGAGGTGAAAATGCCAAGGCTGCTTCTAATTTGTTGACAATGGGATTAGCCGCAGGTGGAAGTGCAGCTTTCATCGCAATGGTTAGAGGTAAAGGAGATTCGATATTAGATGCCTTAGAAGAAGAGGAAGCAGACGACTTTGCAATTTCTTTAGGGTGGAATTTTTTAAAAGCTCCTGTTGCACAGACTTTAGAAACTATTCCTTTGATCGATTCAATCAAGTATCAGTCAGACTTAGAAATTATGTCAGATTATCGTAACGTAAGCACACCTTTACTAGGTGTAGCTAGTGACGTGGCAATGGGTGTAGTCGCTTTAAAAGATGTTTTAAATATGGCAACAAGAGGAAAGTCTATAAGACTTAGCGATGTTCAACGAAAAGCTCTTTTAAATAATGCAGGATACTTAGCAGGTGGTGTTCCTACTAATGGAATGTTCAAAGCTATGGAAGCTTTACAGAGTAAAGAAGTTAGAAAGGGATCCAAATATTTACAAGAAGAAATAAAAGATCTTAATAAAGAAATTAAAACTTTTATCAATATGTTTAAAGATGAAAAAGAAGCTGAAACTTTTATTGAAGATTTAAAAGAATATCAAAAAACTTTACCGCAAGCTGAAGAAGATATTAAAGATCTTGTTCCTGAAAATGCTTCATTAGAAATTGAAAATATTTTGTCAGGTGGAGATTGGCAAAAGTTTGACAAACAAACAGGAGCTTCAGGGATTTATCAATTCACAGAAGAACGATGGAACGAGATAATGAATCTCAATCCTGATCTTGGTCTTACTGAAAACGGTAGAGTCGCTAAAGATCCGAAGCAACAACGAAAAGCTATGGATTGGCAGCTTCAAGACAACACTAGATCTTTAATGGCCTACGAAATTCCTGTCGATACCAAGAATCTTCTAGGAGCACATAAGTTCGGTTTTGACAACTATATTGCGATATGGTCTGCTAAAGATAACCAAAAATTGAGTGATATTCTAGGTGAAGAAGTAAACCGACCAGAGTTTGACAATTTTAAGACAGTTAAAGATGTTAAAGAATACTTGAGCAGAGAACTAAAAAAGACTAATAATTAATTAATGTTTGACAATAAAAAATGTCAATGAAAGGATTTTAATATGTCAAGACCAACTTACGATGTAAAAGAAACTTATACTGGAACAGGGCTTTTAAGCACCTACACTTTTGATTTCAAAATTGAATCAAGCACACAGCTTTTAGTTATCGAAGTAAATGCTTTAGGTGTAGAAACTCAAAGAGTACGCGGTGACAATTTAACGTATCTTTCTGGAATTGTAATTAATTCTTCAACAGGTGGAAGTGTAACATTAGCTGCACCTCTAACCGCAGGATACAGACTAATTCTTTTATTAGCTAACGATGCTCCTGTTCAATCGTTTGAGTTTTCAAACAAGACTTCGTTCAGTTTAAAAAGATTTGAAAATGCTTTAGATGTTCTAGCAGGTGCGATTCAAAGACTTGTTTATCGTGGAAAACAATCTATCAGGATCCATGATCTTGACAACGAGGAAACATTCAATGCTCAATTACCTCCTGGAATTGCAACTCAAGCAACACGAACCTTGCGAGTTAATAGTGCAGGTACAGGGCTTGAGTTTGGTGAGTCGACAGCGGAAGCCGCAGCTGGAAATTTACCTACAGGTGGGGCGACAGGTGCTGCTCTGGTAAAAAACTCAGCAACAGATAACGATGTTGATTGGGATGATTTAGTTATTGAAGGATACTCACAAAGATTTAGTACGAATTGGTCAAGTGCAGGTTTAAGAGATTTTATTGTAAAACTTTTAGATATTGTTTATCTTGGCCCTGTAATAGCTTCGTTCAGTGGATCGTCAAATACTTTAAGAGAAAAAGGCGATAGTGTTGCGAGTATTACTTTATCAGTTAACGTTACCAAGAGAAGTAACAACATTGCTAGAATTAGATTTCTTCAAGGTGCGACTCTTATTCAAGATGATAATCCACCTTTAGTAATTGGTTCAGGAATTACAACAGCTCCTTATAGTACACCATTTTCTGATAACATTACTTTTACAGCTGAAGTAACAGATGAGACAACGGTTGACGGAGGCCCTTCAACAGTAACGGCTACAACGTCATATTCTTTTGTTTACCCTTATTACTATGGTGCAGATGTTCCTTCAATAACAGCTGCTCAAGTAGCATTGTTAACGAAATCAATTATAAATTCTTCAGCAAACTTAAACAGAAGTTTTACAACTTCAAACGGTGACGTATATTATTTTGCTTACCCTGCAAGTTATGGTGTTTTAACTTCTATCTTAGATGAAAACGGTTTTGAGACTTTCTCATCGTGGACAAGAAGAACAGAAAATATAACAGGTTTAGATGCAACAGCGGTTAGTTATTATATTTATGAATCGAATAACCCTGTAGTAGCAGGATCGACAAACTTTACATTTAAAAGATAACGAGGACATTTATGAAAAAAATTATATTACTTTTTATGTTAATGGTGAGTACGCTGTACGCAGGTATTCCGCTTTCGAGTAACTTTACAGTAAACACAGCTTTACCGATTGAAGATAGAATGTCTGTTGCAAACGTAACAGCTAGAGATGCTATTCCTACACTAAGACGTTGGGAAGGGATGCTAGTCTATGTAGTAGCAGAACAAAAACATTTTACTCTTATCAGTGGTGTTACAAATACTGATTGGGTAGAACTTGCAGGTGGAGGCGGTGGAGGAAATCTCGTCGCTTGGTCAACTGGAATAGTTTACGCTATCGGTGATACTGTAATTGAATCAAACAAGATTTATGTCTCTACATCTGCTCACACTTCAGGAGTTTTTGCGGCAGACTTACTAGCAGGATATTGGACTGAATTATCTGCAACAGATTTAACAACTGCTTCAGGTGTTCTTCCAATTGCTAATGGTGGTACAGGTTCTAACCTTCAAACATTCGTAGATATTACGAGCGATCAATCGATTGCAGGTGAAAAGTTTTTTACTGGTTCAGGAGCTTTAGATCTTGTAAAGGTTGACCATAGTGGTACAGGTGACGGTGTAGACGTTAACCATGCAGGTGTAGGTAATGCAGTAAAAATTACTCACAGTGGTTCAGGTGACGCTTTAAAGATTACTAACACAGGTACAGGTGATGCAGTAGACGTTACAGGTAACGGAGTGTTTTCAGGAACCCTAACAGCATCGAATATTTCAGGTTCTACGTCTGGAACAAATACAGGCGATCAAAGTTTAGCTGGCCTTGTAGATCTTACAACGAATCAAACAATCGCAGGTGTTAAAACTTTTTCAAGTACAATAACAGGAAGCATTGATGGAAACGCTGCGACTGTTACAACCAACGCTAATTTAACAGGTGCTATTACTTCAGTAGGAAATGCAACGTCATTAGGAGCTATTACTTCCGCAGATCTAAACGCAGCTCTTGATGTTGTTCAAGGTACAGGATCGGTTGTATTTTCAAATTCGCCAGGTTTAACAACTCCTGACATCGGAGACGCGACAGGTACTTCACTAGCTCTTGGTGGTGTAAAAAATGCAAACGCTGTTCTCGATGTTCAATCTACGACTAAAGCTTTTTTACCACCAAGAATGACGACAACTCAAAAGAACGCGATCCCTTCACCTGTTGAAGGTATGGTTGTTTATGATATAACAATCGATGCTCTACAATTCTATAATGGATCTTCGTGGGTTTCTAACCCTGCCAGTTTTGCAAACTATGTAAAGACTCCTAACCTAACAACTCCAAAAATGGGTAGTGCAAAAATAAACGCATCAGGTGTTGCCCTTGTAGATAATGGTGACATGATGTTAGGAAACTGTAGCTTACCAGGTGCTACAGGACGTTTTGTTTGTAACTTTGAAACAGGATTCTTCACAAGCAATGTTGTGTGTACCGCCACTCAGTTTAACAATTCAGGTGGTACAATTGTTCCTGTAGTTTTTATTGAAACATTATCTACATCAACAATAGAAGTTAGAACTGTAACGAATGGGGCATACTCTTTTGATGCCTTCTTCTTAATATGTCATGGAGAATAATATGAAATATCTAATTTTACTTTTGATTTTAGCTTCTTGTTCGTCTACTGTTTACGTTACTGATTGCAAAGAACTTGACTCAAACCTTTACGAGTGTAAGGAAAGATAATGAATTTTTTAAAAAAGTTATGGAACGCTATTCTTGGTAAAAATAAAAAACCTGTAGCTCTACCTGAAGTTAAACCTATTCCAGAACCTGTGAAAATTCCCAAAGTGACCAAGGGAAGATTTAATAATATAGCGATCATTATTGGTCATGGTTATGGAGATCCAGGTGCGGAAAGTTGGGATAAGAAAAGAAACGAGTTTGAGTATAACTCTATCGTAGCTAAATACATTAAAGAAAATTTACCTGATAAAATTGTAGAATTATTTTTTAGAGATAAATTCGGTATTACAGGTGTGAATACTAGAGTTAGAGTTTGGAACGATGATTTATCTATCGAGCTTCATTGTAACTCAGCTTCTAACAGTAATGCTAAAGGTTGTGAAATTCTATGCCTTGGTTCAGATAAAGAAGCTATTAAACTCGGACAACATTTAGCTGATTCATTCTGTGAAAAATTTAACAGAGTCAAAAGAGATACAGACGGTGTTAAAGAATTAAAAAAAGGTGATAGAGGACATTATTCTTTAACCTTAGTAGATGACGGTCAACCTTCAATATTAATGGAACCATTTTTTATCAACAACCCTAATGAGTGGATTGAACCTTTAGTCTACGCAGAATGGTTAGTTGGCGAACTTAAAAAACTATAGTCGGAGTTTTTATAATGATGAAGTGGTTCATTGGTGTAAGTAGTGCTTTGATCCTTGGTGCGATGGGATGGATGACAACATTTATTACTATGGGTTATCAAGCTCAGGCAGACATCATAGAGCTTAAAAATTCACAGTATCGACTAGGTGAAAATCAAGGTGAGGTTAAAGCCGAACTAAGAGCTGTAAAGGCAATCACTGAACGAACTGAAAAGAATACTGAAGACATTAGAAAGTACCTGTTGAACAGGGCAATTAAATAAAGGAGAACGTTATGTTAGAAGGAAAAGAACTAGAAGGAAAAATTGGAAATGTAGGATCATACTCGGTAGACGTTGATGATTCTCTAAATGTAAAAATTGAAGCGATTATTTCAACAGAACAATCAGGTGTTTTACTTGAAAGCAAAAATGCAGTATCAGCTCCATTACTAATGATTCTTGAGAAAGCTTGTTTAAAAAACAATGTTACTTGGGATGAAACTGTAATTGGTGGACTTAAGATGCTTCTTAAGATTGCTTAATGAAACACTCAGAGTACGTCTCGATAGTTAAAAGCTACGGAACAAACGCACTTAAAAATGTTTTAATTAAATGGGCGGTGTCAAAACTGCCCTTTTTAGCTTCAGGATTCTGGAACGTTCTCTTGGTAAAACTTGCAATGTCGATTGCTAAAGAAGCCGTTGAAGAAGCTGAGATGCGAGTGTTCTTTCTCAATGTAGATTTTAGAACAAATGAACAGGCCAAGGATTTTGAGCTTGCAATGATACAGAATCACAAAGCTCAAAAAGAAGGAACAGAAGATGAAAAAATTAAAGCCGAACAAAATCTTGTCAAAGCTCTTAATAGTCTCGTTGCTCTTAATAAGTAGTTGTGCTTCTATACCAGATGTTCCAATTTGCGCAGAGATTAATCTTTCAAAAGGTATTTGTACCTATACTCTTTCTGGAAAAAACATAGTAGTTGACGACGATAATCCTTTAAACGGTCAAACATGGTTCGATATGAGATCTAAGATCCTAGCTGTTCCTGCGAGCTCTTGGGCTGAAATAAAGACTTGGATGATTAAACAGTGTAAAAAGACTAATAAATGCGATGCAGACATTTCTCAATGGGATCGAGATATAAACCCTTTATAAATTAAAATTTTTGTCATAGACTATTTTAAAAGAGGGTAAATCTATGTGGCCTTTTAGTAAAAAAATTAGCAATATTAATCGAGTTTTTCTATATGGACAATTCGAGATTACTGAAAAGTTAGCTTCTTTTTTACAAGAAGAAAGCTCTACTAAACTGGTTGGTTATGTAAAGAATACTATACAAGTTTCTGCACAAACTAGATTACACGTTATTAAACCAGATTTACTTTTTTATTTTCATTTAATAGATTTTGATACTAACCAAGGTCTACAGATTTCTTATTTCAAAGACGATGAGGAATCTAAAAAGATAGCTGCACTTTTATTTAAAAAGTTAAAAAAAGTTTTTAAAAATAGAAGCATATATTTAATTGAATTAACAACTGCTACAGACGGTTATAAATCAATTGAATCTTTACAGACTTTAAAAAGAAAAGTTTTTCTAAAGACAAACGGTTTAGAAGATCATGAAGATTTTAAAGAAGTGTTTTTAAAATTATTAGAGGAAATATAATTTGTCAGTACCTTTAAAAGATATATTATTTAACAATACTACTTTAAATAGTGATTTATTTTCACGACCTATTAGAGTTAGATACGCAAATGTTGATCGTATAAGTTTACACAACATTATAACAGGTACTCCCGAAGGAAGTATTCTTGTTCAGTTATCTAACGACTTAACAGAAGATGAAGCTTTAATAACTAATTGGGTAGATTATCCAGGATCATTGACTTCAATTCTTGGTATTACTCAATTGATGATAAATATAAATGATATTACTTTTAGATGGATTCGATTAGCTTATATTAGAGTTAATTCGACAGGAACCATAACTACTAATTTCGTATTAGTTCAGAGGAAATAATTGAGCACTTTAGTTGTAAATTTACCTTTAGTAACTTCAAGTGGTGGTAGCGGAGGCGGTGATGCTTCAGCTGCTAATCAAGTTGTTACAAACACAAAATTAGATACTATTACAAATAGAATAACACCGACTTTATTATCTGGAATTTTATTTGATGATATACAAGCCACTTATCCTTTAGATGAAGTTGAACTTTATTCTTATTACTATTTAACAAATCTTGTAGCAGAAATTGAAGTAACATATACGGATGCCACTAAAGAAATCCTTACGAGAGTGAGGAAGTTATAAATGTTAAAATGGAATCCACTAACAGGTGAACTAGATTATTCAAACAGTAATGCTGTTAGTGCTAAAAAACTAATTATCACCAAGATAGCAGATGAAGTTATTTCAGCTGCAAAATTAGTTTATTCCAATACATCTACTACTTGTAAACTAGCAACAAACGATGGAACTATTGACGAAGCTAGTGTTGTTGGAGTTGCTTTAAATTCAGGTGGTATAGGAACAATAATTCGCATACAAGTGTTAGCGATTGCTGAAGATGTAACATTCTCTTTTAACGTAAACGACTATCTATTTCTTGGTAAGTTAGGTAACATTATAAATATTGATCCAACTATTGATCCTACAGCTACACATTTAACTAGAGTTGGATATGGTTTAGGAAATGGTTCTATAATGGTTTCAGTGGAGAAACCAATAATTCTATAACAGAGAGGTTTTCATGGCACAGAAGTTTAAGACATTACAAAACGGTAGAGATGCACTTAAGGAAGCAACAGTAGTTTCTTCAGGTGTAGCAAACGCAGGTGACGTTCCTGCTTTAGATTCTACAGGACGTTTAGACATTACACTTATGCCAGATGGTATCGGTGCAGATACTAAGGCAATGGAAGCTACAGAAGATCTAGCGGCAGGAAACTATGTAAACATTTTCCTTTCATCTGGTATTCAAAAAGCTAGATTAGCAGACGCTTCAAACGACAGACCTGCTCATGGTTATGTTAAAGCTGCTTTCTTAACTGGTGCTACTGCAACGATTTACTTTGAAGGAGCGAACGACGATCTTTCTGGTTTAACAATCGGAGCTAGATATTATTTACAAACGGCAGGTGCTGTTTCTTCTTCTCCAAGAACAACAGGTCTTCACCAATTCGTAGGCATTGCAATATCAGCTACAGAAATAAACACAGATATTGACGATGAGACAGTAATTCTATAATGAAAATACTAACCATTAGCCCCATTGATGGACGCAAGAACCTTGTTGAATTTACTGGGTCTAATGGTTTTTCTTGGAATTTTATACCACTACTCAGTGTTGTTACTATACCTATCAATCAGCAAATGGTCGTGGTAGATGGCATCGAGATTGAAGGAAGTTTAGATATTGAAGGAGAGTTATGTCTGATATATTAATTACGAAAAAGATTACTCCAAGCACACCTTCAACAAACAAGGTTAAAATCTACGTCAACACATCGGGAAACCTTGAGAGCGTTGATGATACTGGCACAGTAAAAACTTACTCAACTGGCATTACAGCAGAGCAAGTGCAAGACATTGTGGGTGTAATGATTGTTGATACATCATCTATTGATGTAACTTATGATGATGTTGGTAACACAATATCAATGCAAGTCATTCAGACCGCAATTGACCACCAAAATTTACAGAACAAAGGTACAAATTCACACGCACAGATTGACTCACACATTGCTTCAACTGGAAACCCACACAGTGTAACCAAAGCTCAGGTCGGTTTAAGTAACGTGGATAATACGAGTGACTTAAATAAACCCATAAGCACAGCAACTCAAACCGCTTTAAACGGCAAAGAAAATACAATCACTGCTGGATTGACATCACAATATTTTAGAGGTGATAAATCTTTTCAGACATTAGATAAGACCGCAGTTGGTTTATCTAATGTGGACAATACCAGTGATGCAAATAAGCCAGTCTCAACTGCAACTCAGACTGCACTTAACTTAAAAGAAAATTCAATCTCTGCTGGCCTTACGTCACAGTATTGGAGAGGTGATAAAACATTTCAAACTCTCGATAAAAATGCAGTTGGCTTAAGCAATGTTGACAACACATCTGATTTAAACAAGCCAATAAGCACGGCAACACAAGTTGCACTCAATGCAAAGTATGATGCCAGCAATCCAAATAATTATGAAACACCAGTGCAATTAAATGCAAGAGACACTGCAAACAGAGCACGAGCAAATCACACAGGTACACAACTCGCTTCTACTATTTCAGATTTCTCAAGTTCAACACTCGGTGTATTATTAACTGGAATTTCTTTCTTAACCAACTCTGCAATCTTGGCAACAGATTCAATCTTAATCGCCTTTGGTAAAATACAAACTCAGTTAAATGCTCACTTTGGATCAGGTGGCACAGCACACGCATTGGCGACTGGTGCTGTTTCAGGTTTTATGAGTGCATTAGATAAGACAAAATTAGACGGTATCATTTCAGATGTTATCTTGTTTACTTCGTCTGCTTTGACCAATACTTCAAACACTACATTTGTAACAATACCACAGCTTCAGATAAATGTGACCGCTGGATCACGTTACAGATTTAAAGCAAGTATTTTGTTTGACACAAATGCAAACACAACTGGTATTGGTTTATCAATGGGTGGTACTGCCACTGGATTGATTAGATCGATGGTTGAAATCCCAACATCAAACAATGCGACAACAACAAATAAAATTTGTGGGCCAATAAGTGCATTAAACGGTGTTGTTACTTCCAATGCAGTTGGTACTGCTGGATTAGTTTATCTTGCTGAGATTGAAGGTGTCTTTAGAGCAACAACATCTGGTTTGATTTATCCTCAATTCAGATCAGAGGTGAATGGGGTACAGGTAAGAGTAAACATTGATTCAAATATGGTTTATAAGGAATATTAAATGATAGCTTACTTAGATCAATCAAGAAATGCTGATAATGAAAATTTGCCCTCTGACTGCCCTTGGACTGCATGGGTGCATAATGATGGGATGCCTTTACCAGAAAATGCCATTGTTGTAAGTGATGAAGAATATCAAATTATTTATGCTAGCTTTGAGTCAGCTATCTTAAAAGAAAAAGATAGAATTGCAATGGAGAAAAGAGCACAGATTAAAGATGCTTTAATTGGTGAGATTGCATCTGAAAATAAAGAAAGGTTGCGCACTGGTGTTTGGTCTTATACTGATCTGGTCACATTTTTAAATTCTGAAGAGAGTAAAAAAGTAATGAACGAGATTAATGGTCTTAGCTTTGAATTAGCTCAAGGATCGATCATGGCAATAACAAACCCGATAATTACTATTGATATTAAATTGCAATGGGTGCAAAGATTAAAAGAAAATTTATTTTTATAATTTGGAGTTAATAAAATGAGTTGGAAGAATAAAACTTACATTGTCATGGCCTTGATTGTTGTTGTGATTGTTGCTGTGTTGATTTATGATGCCGTGGCCATTCACTATGGTGGCACTGAAGCAAGCATTTCAAGCATTATCATAACGATGTCTTACAAGATGCCATTTGCAAACCATATCCTTGGAGTGATTGAAGGCATATTAATTGGTCATCTATTTTGGCGCATGAAAGGAAACAAAGATACCAGAGCATTAGGATTGGACGATAAATAAAAGCATCATGCTAGACGATACGAGCGTTAACATGATGCTTACCTGGAAAATTACATCTTTGCTTTCTTTACAGGTGCTTTCTTTACAGGTGCTTTCTTTACAGGTGCTTTTTTAACTGCGGCTTTCTTTGCCATAAAATTCTCCTAAAACTTGACTCGTTATTGAGTCGATTGATTATCGTAACGCTAAATTAATTTGTCAAATAGTTTTCCCACCTGTCGATAAACGATTGATCATTTTGTGATCTTCCCTATCTTTGTTGTACTCGAATTTTTCTTTAACTGCTCCTTCAATATCAAGACTTAAGTAACCGCAAAGATCTAAAATTCTAATGATTGCATCTGCAAGCTCTACCTCAATCATAGGTCTATATCTTAAATGATCGTCCATTAAACCTTTTCTCATACCTTCTAAAGCTTCAGAAATTTCACTATGTACCAAGGCTAACTTAGAAGCAATTAATGTAGCTGTAACTTTATTGTATTTACCAGACTTATCTTTTTGCTTCATGAAGAATAAATCCTCTTCACTCCACCAACCTACAGCTACATTGTTTGTAAAAATTTCACTAGCTAATTTGTTCAAATCACTCATCAATCCCTCCTAAAATTTATGTGACCATTTACTGATCACTTTTTCTTTATCTTCATTTGTCATACTCTTGGCAAATATAAAATCAATCTTATCAAGCTGTTCGATTTCCATTAAAGAATAATCTGCACCTCTATGTCTATATTTATAAACTTGCGTATTATTTCGATCAGTCTTTTTTCTAACGTGTAGATAAACCTTAGTAGTCATTCGAGTAATTCTACTTACTCTTAATTTCTTCTCACCTCTAATCTTGGTTAATGTCCAAGGTAAATCGTAATGTTCACACTTCTTCATAATTCTACCGATACTGTTATTAACAGTTATTTCAGCATCTAAAGGTGAATCATTTTCAAAAAGTTCTAATACAATTTTTTCAATTGTCATCTGTCTATAACCTAAGATCTCTATAATCTTAGATTCTCGTTCACTAAACTTATCCATTACTTGCTCCCTATTAAAATCTTTTTAGCTTCATCTATATAGTATTTCCAATCTACATCGTTCCAATCAAATTTAGATGCAATATTACATTCTTTAACTAACCAACCTGATTGAACAGATGTTACGACCGTATCATATTTGCTTTTATTTTTTGTATGTATCCTAGCATCCCACACATCTTTACCGATCTCTTTCATTACAGCATCGAACACAACATCTTTAATACTGTTAGCTCTTTTATATTGTCCTACTTCACCTTTAGGAGGTGATACTTTTTTCATCGGTTTACCGCTAACAGAAACGTAATATCGAACAGTCTTTAATTGTTCTTCCTCACCGATAAAAATTCTTGATTCACCTGTAGCTTTATATCTAAGCATGAAATCAAAAGGATCTGAAATAAGTCTTATCGCAATCTCCACAGGCCATAAATGTGTTAAGGCTTTTTCAGCTGCAATAATAGATGCAAGGTTTGAGAAGTCTTTGTTCCACCAACCTTCATATTCTTTCTCATTTAAAGGATACCAGTAAGCACCTTTACGTTTTAAATCACCGTTCATCTTTTCAGAGATATAATTATTTACGTCTCTTATCCACATTCTTTTATACTTAACGTACTCAAGAACTAGACCTGTCATTTTTTCCCATTGATCACACCATAATTTGAACCAAGGTTCTACATCTTTCTTAATTCTAATGGTGATACCGTCTGTATTAGCTTGAATCAATTCACAGTCTGGTAAAAGATTTATCATCTCTACAAGTTGAAGGATCTGTAATTGTCCATTAACAGTGACTGAGAAGGTATATTGCGGATCATAGAAAGGAGAATAAGGGTTGTTAGAATTTCCATAAGCTCCGTTCCCTGCAAGCTTTAAAGCAGCGTTACGACTTGTACCCTTAGCATATTTAGCTCTATCTCTTTTAATCTGACTATAAGCTTCGACAAAAGATTGACCTAAATGTTCAGGTGCAAAACCATTAGCAATAGCTACGGCAACGTACATACCTTCAACGTCTATATCTATGATCTGGTATTCATCGTCACTATAAAATATTTTATTTTCAGCTGAAGCATGAACACCTCCAACACCAAAATGAAACTTTAAACCTGCTATCTCTTTTTCCAACGAAGGACGATCACTAGATGAAATATAAATTGTTTGTTGTTTGAACCAATCTAAAACTTCATTAAATAATTCTGTTCTATAGTATATTTTATCTAAAATTATTTTATTAAATTCAATTGCGTTTCTAAATGTTTGACGAGGTTTACCTCCTGAAAAGCATTTATGTCTACCAAGACGACCTATTAGATATTCTGTTCCGATCTTTACATCTGAAAAGTTTAATACATCTCCTGTAAGTAGACCTTCATTCAAATATTCTCTTCTCATATCAACATAGTGTTTATGTTTCTTAAAGAATTTCTCAGTTTCTGTTACGTCATGTAGGTTATATTTTCTTAGGACTTCTTTTTCGTCATCATTTAATGGTCTAATCTTGAAAGGTAAATCTTCAAGTGTCTCGGATCTCATAGCAAACTGTAAAGCTTTTAAGCTTGTACGTTTAGCATCGTTGTCAAAGTGACAAAATTTTACAATGTCGATCTGTGGAATAATTCTATCAGTAAACTTTATTCCATTTAATCCACCTCGTTGACTTTGAATAATAGTCATACAAAGTTGATAGGCTTTTTGATAAGTGAATGTGTAAGGGTTTACGAGTAGTTCATGGATAATAAGGTAATCGAAAGCTAGACTATTAAATCCTACCATCTCCGCGCCACAATTTTTAAGATACGATAGCCACTTTAAAAGCTCTTGCTTATCGTCTCTACGATCAGAGATCTCGAACATTTGATACTCATTTGAGTTTTCAAACTTTCCACAAAATAAAAAGATGTTCGGCATTGTCTCTAAATCGTATGTGTAATAGTTCATAGCTTCCTTAAAAGAAGCCTCCCTTTCGAGAGGCCATCAAAATTATCTTGGCATACCTGGCATTGGAGGTAGACCGTTACTAACAGGTTGAGCGTAAGCAGGTGCAGGTTGCATAGTCTCAGGAAGCACACCATAATGAGCAGGTGCTTGAGGTGCAGGTTGAGCATACACAGGTGCAGCTACAGAAGGTTGCATTGCAGGTGCAGGTTGAGCGTAAACAGGTGCCATAGCTCCTGGCATTGGTGCAGTTACTTGTGCTTCAACTTGACCAACGTATTGTGGTAAAACTTGTCCAAAAATCATATCTCCACTTGGTGTATTGATAATCTCTTTACCTGCTTGAATCAATTGAACAGCTGACGGATTAACATAAAGACCTGCTTTAGATTGTCCGACCGCAGGGTGAGCTTTAATGTTTAACTGAACGTTAACATAGTCACCATTTTTAATTCCAGTATTTACCAAGATGTTGTTTCCACCTTCAAAGATAAAATACTTTATAGGAATTTGAGTAGTACAAGATAGAACTATGTGACCTGCATATCCTTCTCTTTTTGAATAAGGTTGCCCTTTATCATCAATAGCTGTGTCACCGTCCTTATATTTCATAGCGAATGTAGGAGGAACTTGACCACTAGGAAACAGAGTGAAAGCTTCCGCGTGAAGGGCTTGCCATAACTTTGTAAACTCTTGTGTGTGTTGTCCTGTTCTAGGGTCAATCTTTGGAACAGCTAATCCAAAACCATATTCAACAACAGGTTTACCATCGTTACCGACGATAACCGCTTTAGTTTGCATATTAGTTTTTTGCTTTCCTTCAAAAAGATTAGATCCAAGCGTCCATATAATTCTACCTTGTACTAATAAATTGCTTCCATTACTTTGTGTCATTGTCATATCCTTATTTAAAATTTTTATTAATTACTTCGTGAACTTCATCTAATGTAGCAGCGATAAAAACTTTAGGTTCAGTGTATCCGAAATCATCTTTATCATCTTCTTCTTGTTCAGTTTTCCACACTCTAATAGAGTATCCGTTCTCAGCTTCTTCAATTTCTACTCGGTTTTTCATTTTATCCTCCTATTGGATTTGTTTTTCCGAAAATTTTATTACCTACATCACTTCCGTTTTTCTTTTCTAATTTTACACCTGTCAATCTAACTTCAGTCAATTGTTTTACAAGCTCTTTAGATATACCAATCTTTTCAGCTTTAGCAGGTGACATGAAAGAAGTTTCTATAACATCATATCCTGTCATCAATTTTAAAGCTTCAGGACTAATACCTTTTTTCCATTGTCTGTTAGAGAATTTATCTGCTTGAACATAACCTGGGATTATAGCTCCCTTTTTAATTCTCGAAACACCTAACTCTACCAAGGAATCTTGCTTGATCTTTAAAACTTCTGTAGCTCTATTGATCTGATCTAATTGATCTGCAATTTCTTTATCGCTTAAACTATCTTGGTGAAATTCAGTCGATACTTCTAATGCTCTATAGAACAAACGACTGAAAGCAGGACAAGCTTCTGCGGCACCTGGACAATATTTACAATGACTAGAGGTTGTTAAAGTTTTAAGACCATTAGCAAGTTCTACCATTCTTAACTCTATCTTCTCTTTATATTCTAAAAGTTCACTATAGGTTAAGATCCATTCGCGACTATTTCCGTCTTCATGGTGCGGTCTAGGTTGATGAATCTTTAATGATATTTCATTAAACGCTTGACCTCTCCTGATAACTTCACCAATAGCGTAAGATAACAACTGCCAATTTTCTTTTACTTCAACAATTCCCCAACCATATTTTAAATCTTCGATACACAATCTTCCTTTATCATCGACAAAAGCAATATCGTAAGAACCTTTAATCCAAATACCTGATCGAGTTTGCCAATCAATACGAGTTTCACATAAGACTTTATCAGTCGCTCTGTTGACAATATCTTGTGCAATATCTTTCATGTAGAATTTTATGTCATCGTCAAAATAGACACCATTAGAAGCTACATTAGTAATAGATTTACCTGTCAACAAAGCTTCTAAATATTCACCTGCGGCCGTACCTTCTTTAGCAGCGTCACCGCCTGGCATTTCTTCTAGCTCAAGGTGCATATAACCTGCACAAACCATATAACGTGCAAGCTTTGAAGATCTAATTACATTTGTCATATTATCCTACTTGTTGAATAAGTCCGTACTCTACAAAACTTTTAAATACGTCTGCTTTTTGTTCATCATTCAACGACCAGATCTGATCAACTTTAAAGTAAGCTTTAAGATCATTAAGGTATTGAGGTGTGACTTTACCTTCAGTAATTAATCCACCGATGACCATTGGAAAATTAGCTTTGAAAGTTTCAAGTGTGTGTCCAGATGACATTACAGGAAGTGGTGCAGGTGTATTTAAAACTAAAGGTTTATGAGGTTCTTCTGTTTTTAAAACTTCATTAGCTTTTACTGATTCAACTACAACTTTTGCAGCAACCATATTTCTTGGTGTTTGAGCTTGGATTTTTGCTACTTGTTCATCTGTAACACCTCTTTTAATTCTCCATGTACCATCAGCAATTTTATTTTTTGAAGAGGCATGGATTCTTTCGTCCCAAGGGAAGCCGTTAGCATCAACTTCATTCATATCAACAGCTACAGGTGCTTCTTCTTGAACTTCTGAAAGAACAGGTGCGTGAACAGCTGCTAGATCTTCTGTAGTATATTCTTCGTCTGAAACAGGAATATTTACTTCGACGTTTTTAACAGCTAGTGCAGGTGTATTTTGCCCTAATGCAAGTGTTAATTCTAATAATGCGTTTTTAGCTTCTTCTAGTGTGCGACCTTTGACTTTAAATTCAAACATTCTATATCTCCTTGTTTATTTAGAAATGGTCATTAATTAATAAATAAACCCTTTACAACTGTCAAGAATTATATTTTTATATCCGCATGATTAATTTAAGACCATATCAAGTTGACCTAAAATCAAAGATCTATAAAGCATGGGAGTGCGGATACAGAAATGTGTTGCTCGTCATGCCCACAGGAATGGGAAAATGTCTTGCAAAAGATACACCTGTTTTAATGTATGACGGTAGTATAAAACCTGTTCAAGAAATTAAACAAGGTGATTTTGTAATGGGAATGGATTCAAAACCACGACAAGTATTAGGAACTTGTCAGGGATTTTCTGATTTATATAAAGTAACTCCTGTTAAAGGTGATCCTTGGGTTTGTAATGACGTTCATGTTTTAACACTTAAACATACTCAAACTAAAAAAATTATAGACATTGAACTCCCTGACTATTTAGAACAAAGTAAAAATTTTAAACATTGTCACAAGCAATTCAGAGTCGGTGTAAATTTCAAAAAACAACAGGTGTGGGTCGAACCTTATTTGTTAGGTTTATATTTGAGTGAAGGTACTCATTGTAGTAACTCTTTAACTACTCCTGAACCTGAAATAAAAGATTATTTAAAAAAATGGTCTATTAAAAACGACATGAAGTTAAATGTAGTTCAAAGTAAAGGTTGTGAAACAATATGGTTTGCAGACATAAACCAAGGTTGGAATAAGAACAAAATAAAAAAACTTAGAATTTCTTGTACCTCTAAAGATAAACGTTGGATACCTAAAGAGTTTTTAATTAATTCAGAAGAAACAAGATTAGAATTACTTGCAGGTATTTTAGACGGTGACGGTTATTTACACAACGGAACGTTTGAAGTACTTACCAAATACGATCAGCTTGCAAATGATATTTTATTTTTAGCACGAAGTTTAGGATTAGCTGCTTATAATAAAAAATCTAATAAAGGAATAAAATCAACAGGGTTTGAAGGTATATATAATAGAATAACTATTACTGGAAACATTGATAAAATTCCTAATAAAGTTAAAAGAAAAAAAGCATCTCCAAGAAAACAAATTAAAGATGTTTTAAATACAGGTTTTTCTATAGAAAATATTGGTGTTGGAGAATATTTCGGTTTTGAATTATCAGGTGACGGAAGATTTTTACTAGGTGATTTTACTGTTACCCACAATACTAAAACTTTTTGTTCCTTGGTTATCGATACACTCGGTACACCTACTGCCATAATGGTACATCGGAAAGAACTTGTTCAACAGATCTCATTAGTATTAGCTGAAGAAGGTATTCAACACAACCTTATAGCAAGTCGTAAAGATATAGCAGGAATTATAAAAGCTCAAAGAAGAATGTGCGGTAAACAATTCTATAATGCTCACGCTAATGTCACAGTAATAAGTGTTGATACTCTTATAAGTAGACAAGAAATTTATAAGAATTGGGTTCTCAGTATTCAGCAATGGATAACAGACGAAGCAGCTCATGTTCTCAGGGATAATAAGTGGGGAAAAGCTATTTCTCTTTTCGTAAATGCTAGAGGCTTAGGTGTTACGGCAACACCACAAAGATTAGATCGTAAAGGTTTAGGGACTGAAACGGACGGTGTGTTCGATGTCATGGTCGAAGGCCCTACAAGTCGTTATGGTATTGATGAAGGTTTTTTATCAAAATATAAAATAGCTATTCCTGTTTCAGATTTCAACAAACACTTAGTAAGTAGTTCAGAAACTTCAGACTATTCAAAGCAAGCAATGATAGATGCTTCAAATAAATCTCATATCGTTGGAGATGTTGTAGAAAATTATTTGAAATTCTCCAAGGGCAAGCAAGCTATTCTATTCGCTACAGATGTTACTACTTCTAAGAAAATGGAAAAACAATTCTTAGATCAAAATATAAAAGCTAAAGCTTTAGATGGTACGACTCCCGATGGTGAAAGGTTAGAAGGGATAATAAAATTTTCTAATAAAGAAACACAAGTTTTAATTAACGTGGATCTCTTTGACGAAGGATTAGATGTTCCAGGAATTGAATCTGTTATCATGGCACGACCTACAAAATCTTTAGGGAAGTATTTGCAAATGATAGGTAGAGGTTTAAGACCTGCTAAAGGTAAACCTTTTATGATCCTTATAGACCATGTAGGAAATGTTCAAGAACATGGTTTACCTTGTGATGTACGTTCATGGACTTTAGATAGAATTTCTAAACGTGGAAAGAAAATAAACTTCTTAAGAATTTGCTCCAACATTGAATGTAATTCTCCTTACGATAGAGCGTTAACAGATTGCCCTTGGTGCGGTTCAGAAGCTATCACTCAATCAAAAGGTGGAGGCGGTGGTAAAATTTCACCTAAGCAAGTTGATGGTGATTTATTTTTGATTGATCCCGAAACACTTAGAGAATTAAACGGTAAAGCTATTCTTGAAGATCCTGCACAAGTAGCTCACAGAGTTTCAAAAGCTGCTAATCCTGCGGCTGCTATGAGAGCTATGAAGAACCAACAAGAAAGAATTGAAACACAAAAAGTTCTAGCGGAAGCTATAGCGAGATATGCAGGAAAACTAAAAACTCGTTTCGGTTATACTGATAGACAGATACACAAAAAGTTCTACATTATTCACGAAAAAACTATAACAGAAGCTTTAGGGGAACCGAAAGAAAATATGTTGAACACTTTAGATTCAATAATAGGAGAGTTATGAGTAAAGATGAAAGCTTCGTACAGCAAGAGATACAAATTCATGCAAAGAGTTTTGATTGTAATTTAATGAGAAATAATTCAGGTGCATTTAAAGATGATACAGGTCGATTAATCAGGTTCGGTCTTGGTAATATAAGTAAAGCTCATAGTGATCAAGTAAAATCTTCTGATCTCATTGGATTTACCAAGGTAGTTATTACTCCTGATATGGTTGGAAAAACTGTAGCAATCTTTACGGCCATTGAAGTTAAAAAGGAAGCCTGGACAAGCGATCCTAACGATAAACGTGAGAAAGCACAGAATAATTTTATAAAATGGATTGTAAATAACGGAGGTTATGCAGGGTTCGCCAACGGAATAGAAAGTTTAAAAAGGATTTTGAGATGAGAGAAATATGGAAAGATATACCAGGATATGAAGGAAGTTATCAGGCCTCTAATTTAGGTAGAATTAAAAGTTTACAAAGAGTGATTACTAGATTTAATGGTGAGACTCAAACTATTAACCAAAGAATATTGAAACCTAGAAATCATGTACAAGGATACGATAATATTGTTATTTCTTTAAATCACAAAAAATGTAATAAAACTGTACATAGATGGATAATGACTACATTTTGCGGAAATTCTAATTTGCACATTAATCACATAAACGGTAACAAAAAAGATAATCGTTTAGTCAATTTAGAATATGTTACAGCTTTAAAAAACTGTAATCACCACGTCAGAGTTTTAAAAAGAAAGAAGAAATATGGAGCATATCCTAAAAATAATTCATGGGTATCTGTTATTAATATTAAAGGACGCATAATACACTTAGGTTGTTTTGAAAATAAAGATCAAGCACATAACGCATTTTATAACAATTATTTTGAATTTTATGGAAAATACCCTTGGTGATTGACAACATCAAAAATATTCTGCGAAAATAGCCACCCACACATTAAATAGAAAGGAGTCATGCCCCTTTCGATAAGCTCACGTCTCAGCTTTTAATGTGTGTTTTAAATGAGACGATAACTAGAGACAACAAAATGTTTAAAATATTTCCAGGAACTTTAACTCAAGACGGTCGTAAAGTTCCTATAAAAGAACTTGAAGGTTGGAAAGAAAAAGCTACAAACGATCAGAATATAATCAATCAATGGATACAATTATACGGTCATAAAATTAAGTTTTGGATGATCCCTACAGGATCTGCAAATGGTATTCTAGTTCTCGATGTAGATAAGAAATCTAACGGACTAGAAACGATCAAAAAATATCACCTACCGATCACAATGTCACAAGCTACAATGTCGGGAGGTAAACATTATATTTTTAAATATCCTCAAGATGGTAAACTTTATGGGAACCGAGTAGGCTTCGATGAGGGATTAGATATTCGCGGTGAGAACGGATACATTGCCTATTATGGTTTTGATAACCTTCCAATTGCTGAAGCTCCACAATGGTTATTAGATCAAGCTCTATCTATCGAGAAGAAACAGATCGATCTATCTGAGATTGTAGTTATATCTCGAACGATTGTTGACTCTATTTTAGAATCAGCTTGCGACAATATTCGCAACGCAGGTGAGGGAGAATCTAACAATACAATCAACATAGAAGCATACCGAGTCGGTCAACTATTACCTTCAAATTCTATCACCTATGAAGAAGCTTTTAATTCGCTTTTTAAAGCGGCTAAGGATCGAGGCAAGCCTGACTATGAAGCTAAAGCTACAATCAATTCAGGCTTAAATGGTGGGACTAAGACACCTTTTACAAGTCCTTTCGGAAGTCTCGCGCCTGAACTATTAATCCCTGAATCTCCTACGCAAATTAGTGAACGCTGGACACCAAACTTTTTTACTAAATATGATCTGACAAATATGAGTAAGCTTCGCAAGCCACAACTTTTTAAAGATTGGTCAACTGAAGATATACATATAACAACCGCAGATGGTGGTACAGGTAAAACTACTTTAAAATTATGTGAAGCTATATCTCTTGCTTTAGGAGAACCTTTTCTTGGTTTTGAATGTGAAGCTCCAGGCCGTACGCTTTTTATAACAGGTGAGGATACGAGAGAAAAGATCGGTGCAATGATCGGTGCAATCATGAAGCAAATGAATATACTAGACGATCACGAAAAGGTTAAGAAAATTTTAAATTCTATTGTCGTTAAAAAAGATGCTGATTTATGTTTGATAACCAAGGGGAGAGATGGGTTTATCAATATGAATAATGAAGCTCTAAATAAAGTTATGGAAGCTGTAGAAGATATAAGACCTAAGTTAATTGTTCTCGATCCTATCGCTTCTTTTTGGGGAAGTGAAAGTGCATTGAACGATATGGCAAAAGCTGTAGCTAAATTTACATCTGCTTTAGTTGAGAGATCCAATGCTTGTGTAGAACTAATTAATCACATGGGAAAGGCTTCAAGTACATCTAAAGATATGTCACAATTCGCAGGTCGTGGAGGTACAGGTTTACCTTCTCATGCCAGGGTTAGTAGAGTTTTGCGTCCAGTATTTGACGATGAATTTTTAGAACTAACAGGTTTTGAATTACAAGACAATCAATCTGCTATTCTCTGTAATGTTAATAAATTTACAGATGGTTCTCCTTTATATAACAAACCATTTTTAATTGTGAGAGACGGTTATCTGTTCAGTAAAGTAACCTTGGTAGAACAAAAAGTTAAAGAAGCTCAAGAAAAAATGTCTGATACTGAAAGAATTTTTATCTACATTAAAGAAGAAAGGGAGAGTAAACGCTATCCAAATAAATCTGCAATCATTACTCACTTCTCTATGTCAGGTGAAAAAATATCTAAAGAGAGAGTAAATACCGCCACTAACTATCTAATGTATGCAGGACACATGGGAGAGAAAATTAAAACCATAGAGAATCCTGATATAGAAGTCGGTGGCAAAGTATTTATCATTACAGATATGGAAGGTAGAGAGATTTAATATTCCTCAATTAAAAACTTAATAAGACCGATAGCCGATAGAAATAACGGAAGAAAAAGAAAGACCATTAATTCAATTAGCTCATCGTTTCTATTCATTTTAACTGTTCCTTTATTTTTGATTCCGCTTCACTCTCAAGTTTAGTTTTTAAAGTTTTAGCCAATCTTTGCTTGTTTTCTTCATCACCTTTTGCCATGTAAAGAAGTAATTTAACACCTGCTTCCTCTCTATTATTTTCGTCTAGTTTATCTATCATGATATTAATAGCTGACTCGGTAACGAGATGCTTGTTTTCATTTGAATCTATAAATATTAATCTCATTTTCTTTCCTCCACAAATTTTTTAATCTCTTCTAAAGCCGACAATATTGCTTCTGCTTTTTTAAGACCAAAACTTATAACCGCTTTTTCAGATTCTTTATCGTCCTTAACCTCATGTATGGCCAAGAAAGGTTTACCTGCAAACTCTCCGATTTTAACTGTCACTACTCTTTTCATCTTACTTCCTCCACTTCTTTTAGTGCTTGTATTGCAAATTGTCTCACGAATAAGTCCTGTGATTTTATATAAGATTGCCAGTTGTCGCCCAAAAATGAATCAAAACAACCACAGGCCTTAAGAACCCCAGTAGGATTTAAATCATGTTTGGTTCCACAACTTGCTAAACTTTGCATCTCCTTTTTTAATATCGCTTCCCTCTTTTGAGAGAGTTCTAGTTGTTTATTTTTTTCTGCGAGTTCTTTATTCACTTCCTCTATATCAACCAATGAAAAATTGTGAACATATAAAGATGAATAGTCTTCCGATTCTGGGTTAAAGTCTAAAAATTCCCACTTAAATCCCCCACTTGGTTGCTCATTTATAAACATGGAAAAGTCATTTTCTCCCTGCTTTGACTTCATGTAAATTTTAGACTCAAATAATTTGCGCACAACTTACTCCTTTTTTACTTGTTCAATTAAGTTTGCAAGTCTTTTTAGTGATTCTATATGTATATCAATTTCACCTCTAATTTTTGGAGTTAAATTACCTCTACATTCTGCAAAGTATTTTAAGTGCTCCATGAGTGCATTAATATCTTCAATTACATTCTCTAAATCTGTTCCCATCACTTACTCCATTGTTACAAAGAATGTTATCCACCATATCGGTAGTACAAAACACAAAGCTATTAATGAAAATAGCCAAAACATTATTACCTCAACCATTTTTCTTCCTATACATTTTTGAATAACTATTCTGGCACACAGTACATTGACTGTGATAGTCGTATTCTCGTTGATAATCTTTCCTAAACGCTGTTAAAGGTCTTATAGTTTTACATTTACTACAAAGCTTTTCAAGGCAATTTACACCAACGTAAATATCTTTGAAAGGTTGAAGTTTCTTGGTTCTATAATATCTTCCCATTACAGATACGCAAATTCCTGAAACATTTTAGGATACTTTATAAACATTCTAATTATTCTACTGTTAGTTAAATTAAAACCTCTACTTCCAGATAACCATAACATTACAGCCTGTGGAGTAACACCTAAAATCTCAGCTAACTCGTTAACCGATAAACCATTTAGAGTCATAAAATCTCTTAACTCTTTAATTGTTATAAACTCTTTATTGTATAATTTAAGTCTCATCATTTTCTCCTTATTAAATATATTAATACACTCGTTACGAACCAGATCGATACACCGATAACCCATACAGCTTCAATTAAACCTACAATTCCTACGCTTTTATACATTATCGTACTTCTTTTTTAATTTTAAAAATTGATTGTACTCTACAATTTCTTTATCTATTTCTTTTTTCAGTTTTCTATCTCTTATCCTATAAAGGATTGTACCCTTGGCATATTTAGAAGTATCAGGAGCATCAAAAGTTTCCAACTTATTAGCTTTAATACACTCACTAAAACCTGCCAAGAAAGCTTTCCCATCGAATATACCTATGTCATGTCTAAGTACATATAAGAAATCTAAAGCTACTCCACTTTTTAAACGTCTCATAAATTTTAAAATCTTTCCTGCTTCGTCTGCATAAGCATTAGGTAGCAGATCGGTAGGAAGTGTAAAATCAACTTTAAAAGGTGTGTCTTTTTCTAGTTCTCTTTCAATTGCAATAGCAATTAAACGACTGATAGGGAGCTTATACATTTTAGAGAAGTTTTCTAACTTCCCATAATGATTTGTGCTTATCCAAGATTGCGCTCTTATTCCATTCGTTTCTTCTGTTTTTTTCTTGAAGGCCATATTAATTTCTCCCCTCTATATCGTTAAAAATTTCATCGTTAGACGACTGTAAATGACTATCAATTAACTCTAAAGCTTTAACAAACGCTTGCCGTTGGTCACGTTCTAAATTCTCTAAAGCTATGTAGAACGTATCGTTAATTAATTTCCTTAAATTGTGCATCTGTTCTCTACTAATTTCCATTTAACACCTCATTGATTAATTCTGTTACCGCTTTTTGAGCTTCTCTTTTTCCATCTCGAATACATAAAGCAGAATACCAGACACTATTTTGAACGTGTACTCTCATTTCATATCTGCTCAATTTGCTATGCTCGATAGCGTCTTCTAAGCTATCCATTTCAGCCTCTCTTTCACAGTCTTGAGACAGCACATAATCTGCACATCTTACCGCATGATCTTTCATAACCATCTCCACACATATTCATTGTTATTAATAAATTTATAGTAAATATCAATACCAAGATCTTTCACAGTATCACTATCTATATGACAAACTTCAATCGCGCTCCATCTGCCATTGATAAGAACAGCAAATTCTTCCCTGTCTATATCGTCATCACTATTTAAAACCTCATTATCTTTTAATCCAAAATGACTTTTTAAAAGCTTCAACTCTTCAACGTTACTTGTATCTTCTTCAATTTCTTCTACCTCATCTTGTTCAGATAAAATTAAAATGTCTTCTACGAACTCTTTTACTTTTTCAGGTTTTTCAATCCAATAGCTAATATGATCTGCCATGTAATTTGCAATATCCTCAGGTTCGTCTTCTCCAAAGAATTTTAATAACTGTTCTCTTGTAATTTTCATTCTGTCACCTCATAGAAATCATTGCTTGTTTCGTTAACGATAAATTCACTTTTTAATCCTACAACACTATCTTTATGTGCTATCAAGTATTGACCTAAACTATCTTTAATTACTGGATAGCTTGAATTTTTCCAGAAAATTAACCTACAATCGTCTATCATTTTTTCTAATTCTTGCTGTCTAACATCTTTTAAAAACATAATTAATTCTCCCCATTTAGTTGATCGATATATTTATTTAAAAACTCTTTAAAATATACATCTGGTAACTTCCCATCTTGCCAATCTTTTAATTTATCGTTAATAACTGGATTATGATGTGCCATTATATTCGTCTTATTTTCAATCGAATCTAGTGCTAAAAATATCGATCTAGTTAAAATATCTTTATGAAAACTATTCATTTTATACTCCTAAACATTTTGATAAAAGCTCGTTTCAATTCTAAACGTTTTACTGTTAATTCTATCAACTCGATAGACAACCGATTGCCAATGTCCACAACAATCATAATTACAATGACAACCTTTTTCAGTTTTATACGCTTCTTTTCTAACGTCTTTTAATTTTTGTTTATCCGCATATTTAATTACATTTATACGAGTGAAGTTATCTTGGTTATGATCAATCTCACATTTTAATCTAACTTTAAAATTACCAAGGTCATCGTTCCATTTTATATTTTTCGTTAAACCTGACATTTTTATATGTGTTTTCATTGTTCACTCTCCTTAGATAACTCAATTAAAGTTTTCAAACTATATCCGCAGATAAAGATAAATATATCGTTAACCTTATCTTGATTAAAAGCGTCTAATTCGTTAAATCTCTCAATGATTCTTTTTTGATCGGGTACACTTTTAATTCTGTTTTCAGTGTTCATTTCTTTTATTAAAATCTCTTTAATTGTTTTCATTTCATAACCTCAACCGCTCTTAATTCTTTTAAAAATAGATTGTATAATTCTAGTTTACTCAATTTTTCGTATTCACTCATGATTAGACCTTTACGAGTTAATCCCTCAACATATTCTATTAAGTCTCTTATACCCTCTTTTTTAACTTCTAATTCTTCCTTATAATCGCCAAGATCAGATTCAATTTCTTCAATTTTTTCGTTAAGCGTTTCAATTTTTAAAATAAATTCCCCATGCTCTTCAACTATTTCTTCGGTTGTTTTATCAACATTTAACGGCTGACATAATTGTTCTAACGTTGGCAAAAATTCTTTAATGTGTCTTAATTTATTCATCTTAATAATCTCCTAATTACAATTAATAATGGTATCCATATAAGTAATGTTAATAAAAATGCGCTAATCATATCTAAACTATACATCTATTTTTACTCCGTTAAGTTTATAAATTTTAATATCATTTTGAAGTACGCGACTAAAACCATGCGCTAGCATATAAGTTAATCTTACATCGTCACCATAATTAGAAAATTGCCCTTTACCTCTAAACGTCTTATCTATTACGTTAACAATACCTAATGAATTATTTTTACCATTAGTAAAATTATTCACATCGTAAATTAAAAATTTATTACTTGATAAAACTTTAAATTCAAAAGTATTTTTAAGCTCTTTAAACTTCACATCGTCGATCACTCTAAAATCGATATAGGTATGATGATAACCTTGGAAGTCTGAAAATTGATAACCTATGAACGTATCATTTTTAGTCGTAAAGCTTATTTTATTTATATAAATTGTATTCATTTTTCTATCCTCACCACGTTAAACAATAATATTTTTCGCCCTCAAAATTCCAAGTAAATAGCGCATCTCTTAAGCTTGATCGATCATAATTCTTCACATCATCAGGTGTTACTATTTCTGCATTGATAGCATAATTGTCGGCTAAATTAGATAAATCAATTATATCGTTAACATTCACACCTATATCTGATAACAATTGTGACATAGCTTCTTTTTCGGGTTCACTCATATAATAACTAAATCTCTCACATCTTTTCGCTATTCTATAGACTAGATCGGTTGCTTGATCGAATGTTAAATAAATTACTTCACTCATTTTTATATCTCCTAATTAAAATTTATAAACTGCTTCGTTAGATACATATTAACATTGTTAGTAACATTGTTCAATACCTCTGTAAAATATATAATGAATCTGAATTATTTATAATTTCAATTTCTACGCAATGATCGAACTTACCTGATATATTACAACGGCCATTGATGTCGTTACTCTCTTCGTTCCAATCGATCACTTTAAAATCTTTAAAATTCTTGATCGAATCAATTTCTTCTTCGTTCAATCCTGAATAGTCACAATTGATCATGGCAACCGCCAACGCTCTCGATATTCTAGTCATAACTAACCTACTTTTAAAATGTGGAGTTCATAACTCTGTTTTAGTTTTATCAATCCTTTTATAATCTCTTTATTCTTGGTTATCTTAGATAACTCACTAACACTAATATGATCGAACGTTGTTGATTCATAACCAAGTGAATGAAACATTCTTCGTTGCTTATTAGTTAACTTAAAATATAAATCTAATCTTAAGTTCAATCGTTGTTGCATATTCATTTTAATATCCTCTAAAAAATAAAAGGGGCATTTAAGCCCCATTGTTATTACTTCTTAATTGAACCCACTACATCGTCAACACTCATTGAACCTTTAGACGCTTCAACGTTTGAAGTCTCACCTAATTTCTCAACAACCTCTTTAAATCTTTTACCGCCACAAGTTTTTACGCCTAATTTTTGTGCTATCTCGATAGCTAGTTCATTTTTTGGATACCATCTCCCCTCTTTTTTCTCACATTCAACAGCACTAAACGCGCTAAACGAACCAAGAACCATAGCAACTAATAATAAATTTTTCATGCAAAACACTCCTAATATAAAGGCATTATTGCCTTAATCGATACAATTTATAATCTCATTATATGAATCATTACTTAATGAAGAACCTGATAAACTAACCTCAACGATACAACCATCAACACTGTAATTATTGTTATCGATCTTAGTTATCGTTGAACCTCTGAACACTTCATTCAATCTGTTCAATCTAGTATCCTCATTCACAACACTCACTAACATTACTAAAATAATTAAAAATCTCATTCATAACCTCACTTAAAAACATATTAACATTGTTACTAACATTGTTCAAGCTCTATGTAAAAGATACATATAACAATGTTCATTCAATTGTAATTATATATAGCAGATAATGTGCCAAGGTACAGATATAGATATATTAAATAGATATAGCTTTAAATAAATGTAGATATGTTCATTATATAGACAATTGATGTAATTATAGACAATATTGCAGATAGTCGCGCCTAAAATACTTGTATGCGCTATAAGTTAGAGAGCGGGTCAATCTCTGTTGACACGACGATCGACACGCCCTCTGGCGCGCTTAAGTACGTTTAGGTTATCATTATATTAATTATCTGTACATTTATTTTACATAGCTTAAGTATCTAATATCCTTGGTGAATTAAAAATAATTTAACGTTATTTAACACAATTTAACGAATCTGATGTCGATTATCTGTAATTAAGTAACAATATCGAACATTTATAAAATCACATAACACAATGTCACATCGTCGACGATATTTTAAAGCTTCATTGTGTCATTTTACCAGATCGAACAGATATAAATATATAACGAATAGATATGTTTAACAATGTTTAGATATGTTTAACAATGTTAGATCTGTTAGGGTTTTAAAGGCAAAAATATATATCAAACTCTCCACATCTATATCAGATCGAACAGATCGAACAGATCGAACAGATCGAACAGATCGAACAGATCGAACAGATCGAACAGATCGAACAGATCGAACAGATCGATACATCTATTGCATAGATAAGGGGCGCGCATCGATACGCTTGAACGATATACTTATCTGTACAGTATGAATGAGAGTGTTACATTGTGGAGAGTTTTATCGAGTGTTGAGAGTTTTTTAAAAGATTTTACATTGACGGTGGGTGGATCAAAAAATGAACTAGCTATCG